ACAGAACGCCTACGAGCAGGTCTACCTTGGTGGTTGAGTGTAACAGCCATTACTCGTCAACCCACGCTTCATTCTCTGGGGTGTTAGGGTCATCAGCAATGAGTTGACCTTTAGCGTTACGAGCACGTTTCTTACCTGGAGGAGGTGTAGCTTTCTTAGCTTTCTTCTTAGGCTTAGTAGCTGCAATATCTGCTTCCTGACAAATAGCATTGACGTTAGGGTCTTTGCTCTGCACGTTGCCATAGTTGTCTTCACCAGCAGATTGATTACCCATGGAGTCCCATACGTAGCCATGCTCATCTACACGGTAGCCCTTAGCTTCCAGTGCTTCTTTATATTTATGGTAATATTTCATTACTTACCCTTCTTAAGTGGACGTGCTGCTTGGTTAGATGCACCACAAGCTAAGCCACCTGTAGCGTAACCCATCTTCTTCTTAGCCATACCACCATAACTGTAACCCATCTTCTTAGCTACTCCTGGTGCTTCTTTCTTAAGAGCCTTCATGCCTTTGTTCATCATACCACCTTTGTTCATACCTTCATTACCACTTCACCTTATCTGCCCAGTAAGCTGCTGAGAGCTTACCCTTCTTAATGTTCTTTGCATGTCTAGCTTTAAAGCTTGCACGTTTCTTCTTCATGCGATCAGATTCACCCGCTTTAGGCTTGCCTGCTGTGGATGCTCCCTGCTCACCAAAGCGGATGAGCTTAATGGTGTCACCTTCCTTGGCAAGTACGGCGTGTGACTTGGTAGGGTGTTTAGGGGTACGCTTTGGTTTGTTGTAACCTGCAAACGTCTCTCCTCTATACTCAATAGACATATTAAGCTTTACCTGCTCTGCTATTACGAGGGAAACTACGGTTCTTAGCTTTTGTAGTTACGGCTAGGTTAGAGCGCTTGTTATTCTTAGGGTTGCCATCCTTGTGATGTACGTCTTTGCCATCACCCTTTTTAACAACACCACCAGCAGAGAGTTTAGCACGAGCAGAGTTACGAGATGCACGTTTCTTTACCTGAGCAGGCTTACCTTGGTAGTTAGCATACTCTTTTTTATAGTCTCTAGCCATAGTCTCGCTCTCTATCGGGGTCTAGTACGTCATTACGATCAAGTAGACCTTCTAAATACATCATTCGTTCTACGTAATCTAAGGTTAACTCTCTATCAGGGAAGACTTCCTGTAGGTGTGCTCTAGTGTAGAACACTTCACTACGAGGAATGTGTACACGCTGGAAAGCTCTTACATCATTTGACGCTAAAGCAGAGTAAAACTCTTCTAATACGGAATCAGATGCGTATAGTTTTATTTGTTTAGACATGAATGTCAATACTTTTATTATACAAAGGGGGAGAAAGTGGTACGTGCCGCAAACTAAGTATGAGGAGAGTGAGGGAGGAGAGAGTATTACTTAGAGTGTAACACGTACCAGTTAATGTAACGTTGTTTTATTTTATTATGGTTACATTAAATAAAGTATATACGAATGTTTATTACACTACAAGTGTTAAATTGTAATAATATGTGATTATAGAGTATTACTCTAGAGTTATAACTTACCTATGTCCACTATCCTTTTTGTAACACTCTCTTATAGAGTAATACTCTTCTTTATTTATTACTTTACTTTAGTTTTAACTCTAAGAGTATTACTCTGTGTGCTCCTGCTCCGCAGTTATACCCATAGAAACACCCTGGTCAACCCCTAAAATGCACATACTGCAATTATTGTAACATTTTGTTACTGTAATACAGGGTTACTGCTTAGGGTACCTGCTCAAGTGGTCCATAGGGGGTGTCTGTCTCACATAGTGGTACTAACTAGGTCCACATCGGCCCTACTTTACTTAGGTTTACATAAGGCATCGCTTATATACGAACTAAAAAACCACTTCTGTGTATTTGTACATATACGTATACCCTACGTACCCCCCATGGAGCCTGCCCCCTCCCCTCTTTATACTCTTACTATCACGCCAAACACTGTTTTTATTGGCTTTTTTATTGTCTCCCCTCCCCTGCCCTAACAAATTAAAGATAGGCTATAGGATAAAGCATTGTTTTTATTGCATTAGGGAAGTGATAGGTAGGCACTTACTTTGATATATTGTATATTCTGCCACCCTATCCCCCGATTGTTCAAGATTGTACACCTAGCCGTGCACTTAACACACAAGAGAACAATGCGAAACAATCCGGCTCTAATGTTCTGACTTGTATTTTTCTGCTCTTGATTGTTCTGACTATCCCGCAATCAATACAATGAAAAACATTTGTATACCAAAACTCAAAAGTGGATCTTATTTGGCAGGGCTTTTTTGTGCCATTATATAGTCAAACAAATTGCTGCACCAAATCATGCTCTGGAATTGCCCTATTGAATTGCTCAAAAGTGATTTGGTTTTATGCGCAGCTGCACCCGTTAAAACTCTTTAAATAGGCCAAAGCTGCAATTTGTGCCGGTAATCCCCTGGAAATCTTCATTTGTAACTATATGAAATTAAACAATAATCGAAATAAGATGAAATTATTCTGCAAAAAGTTATCTTTTTTGCTTGCAATGTTTTGTGGGATGTTGTCTTAGTTGTTTCACGGTTTAAGACCTAAGCAATACGGAACAGGCGGCGATGCCTAAGAATTGCGGCGATGGTCAGAAACTCTGAGGCTTGAAACAGTGCCGCACGTTATTTGACATTGATGGATCCACCCCAAACCTAGGCGCAAGCCGATAATGGGAAACACTAGGGGAAAGCTTTGACGGACTAGCCTGCGGGTCTCTGTTTAACTAGCAATATGATTAACGCCTAATAAAGAGGCGCAAGGCTTAAACCTAGGTTAGTTTTTAGTGAGGGGCGGCATACAATCGCCCTTCCTATAAGTTAACCAAATCAATGGAGTAAGACAAATGACAAACTATGTAAGAAACATCCTTAAGACATACCGCATTGCCACAGTGTCAGACGTAGCAGATGGCGTTGAATGGTATGATAGAGCAAAGCGCATGGCGGCATGGATTGCAAAAGAGACTGGCATTCCAGAGACAACAGTGATCGGCGCTATGGCGGCTCTATCGCCTAACAACAGATGGGAACGGAATTGCAAGGACGCTCTAACTATGTGCCAAGCGTGGATCAATGGCGACACAACAGATGACTTCAAAGTGTCCTGCTATAACACGATGAAGCAAAAGGCGTGGTCTATCTTAGAGGATGACCTGACAACAGATGAAGACATTCTTTCCCGCCTCAATGGGCAGAAAATCCGCTCTTTCTACTCTAATATTCGTGGATTGGATGAAGTAACTATTGATGGTCACGCATTGAATATTGCAAGGGGCAAGCGTGAAGGCCTTACATCTGACAAAACAAACATGGGCAAGAAACAGTATCGTGAATTGCAAGCCGCCTATGTAACAGCCGCCAAGCGTGTGAAGGTTAAGCCGCATGAATTGCAAGCTATCACATGGACAACATGGAAACGTATCCACAACATATAAATGAGGAATAATATGACAAAAATATTCAACGTATCAACACGCAAGGTTGGCGGCATCCGCTTTATTAAGATCGGCAAACTATGCTTTAGCTATTGCGTAACAACCAAATTCAAACCTATCGGAGGATAAACTATCATGGAACGCTATTTCGTAAAAGACATGCGCAGACTTACTAACTCACCATCTGGAAATCCACGCTTCAAATTTATCGTGGCGGATCGGTACGGTGAGACAAAAGTATTGCACACAAAAGCTGATGCAATGTTCAACTATAAGATCACGCACGGCTGGGCCAATCGTATGATTGAGGGCTATACACACGCCACCAGCCGCAACATAATCCTTGACCATGCAGACATATCGGAGAAATTTTAATGGCACGTTTAGACATAGACACAACAACAATGGAAGTTGCCGCAAGGGCTTTAGCTAAATTCAAGCTGGACTACCCCGACAGGATTACTATTTGGGTAGAAGCAGAGGAGGGCCAGCTTGATATAAAAATTGGCAGTACAGCAAAGCGCACGAACGAAGGCGGAATGCGTTATCACATATATTTTCACAAGACAGATGGACTGATGGAGGTTTAAACAATGGACAGACAAACGCTTAGAAACAGGAGCAACAACCCCGACAACCCCAACAAAAACCTGTGCGGCTATGCTGTAGCTCGTGCGCTGGGCGTGGATGATGCTACACGATACATTCACACGATTGGAGACCTGCAACGTGCGATCCGCTCTATGTGGTCTCTGCGCAGTGTCAAAACCAAGATGGGCGTGAAGGCTGGCAAAACCACAGTGGGAGCTATACGCAAAAGAATTGCATCAAAGGGCGAGGCTCTGGCTTACTTGGTACACGTTGAGGGCCATGTGCTTTTGCTTGACAGGGATGGCTCTACATCTGTAGACACCGCACCAGTGCAACGTGATCGGCGCAAGGTTTTGAAGGTTCAGGGTGTCTATATGTCAGACAATGACAGAAAGTTTATTAAGATGATGCAACTCAAAGAGGAGAAACTAAAATGATCTACGCAATCGCAGACGTACCACACGCCGACTATGACAATTATGACATGCTCAACAAACTCTTTCACGCATTGTCACCGCTTGGCTGGGTGCATAGCTCATGGAAGAATGACACTTGCCCGTCACTGCTCAAAGAAGAAAAGCACGGGAATTATTGTCAGGTATTCGTGGACTATATCAACCCTGACCTGCGTGAAGATCCAGAGTGGAGCTTACTATCATATAACTGTTATGACGCAGAAAATATGCTGATATTTGAGGAGCAGTTTGACAACGTAGACAAACTCATAATCTATCTAACAAAGAAGGTGACATCATGACCAAAGGTATCGTAATCAGTCTTTATGACTTCACAGGTGAGGCACTCAAGCCATGGGCAGAGGCAGGTTATGACTGCTACGCCTATGACATCCAGCATCCTGTAGAGGGGCGCACAGAGGGTGGCATCCACTACCGCCGTGCTGACCTGCACAACAAGGATAACCTACTTGCCCTACCTTCAGAGTTTAGTGACAAGCCTGTTGTGTTTGGCATGGCCTTCCCTGTCTGCACTGACATGGCTGTATCAGGTGCGGCACACTTCAAACGTAAGGCTGAACGTGACCCTGAGTTTCAGGTGAAGGCTGTGAACTATGCTAGATGGTGTGCTTGGTTGTTTGATGCCCTAGGTGTCCCATACTTTGTGGAGAACCCTGTCAGTGTCTTGGCTACTAAGTGGCGCAAGCCTGACCACAGCTTCCACCCTTATGAGTATGGTGGCTACATCCCTGACGATCAGGCAGAGCATCCACGCTGGCCTGAGTATATCGCACCCCGTGATGGATATAAAAAGAAGACCTGCCTATGGACGGGTGGTGGCTTTGTGATGCCTACAAAGGTATCTGTTGACCCTGAGAAGTACCATGGCAACGGTTACAGCACAGCCATGATGAAGCTGGGCGGTAAGTCACAGCGCACCAAAGACATACGATCTGCCACACCCCGTGGGTTTGCCAAGGCAGTCTATGAGTTTAACAGCCAACCAGTAAAGGAGAAGGCGTAATGGATAGAGAAGTATTCTTTGATTGGCTTGATGCAATGGTGCTGTCGGATGACAGCCGTGGATTGTCGTGGCAAGTCGCACAGGATGATGGTGACGGGTGCATCACAGTAAAGTTTCATAATGTAGAAGAAGAAGAGACAGAATAACACCCACCAATGACACCCTATACTAGTAACGGTTAAAACAGGAGAGAAAACAAATGTATACGCTAGAACTAACATCAAGCCAGCTACTCATGCTGAAGGAACTGATCGACAATGACATTGAAATATCCTGCATGGATGCACCAGACTACACTGACATGGATGCCATGCAATACTATCTGGATCGGTGCACAGTGTACCACCTAGTAAAAGAGGAACTAGAGACATGATCCGTATCATACTCACCAGCAAGATCACGCACAAACCCTTGTGTTATCACACCGTGACAGACATGAGAGAGGCAGACAGGCTGGCTGCTAATTACAGCCGCATGGAAGGTGTCAAGGTAGAGGTGTTGCAACTGAGCAACGTGACATAATGGTAACATTGACGCAGATTAACACAACGAATAACCTACAAATGTCTAACATAGGAGAAACAGACATGACTAACACACAAAACTCTAAGATCATCACACACCTTCGTGCAACCAAGGGTCTGACCCAGCGTGAGGCTATGCTTGACTACAGCATCCAGTCATTCACCAAGCGTATCTCTGAGCTACGCAAGTCAGGCTACCGCATTGATGGCGTTAAGGGTAAGCACCCTGTGACAGGTCAGCAGTACACACGCTATGTGCTAATTGAGGAGACAGCATAATGATTGCAAGTCGTGCCATAAAAGTATACGCCAGTGTGGGTCAGCCTGATGGTGAGTATGTCACCACAGTCTTCACACCTCACGATGCAAACCTGGCTCGTATCAAGCTATTCAAACGCACGGGTGTACGCCGTGTCATATTCAAGACAGCAACAGGTAATGAGCTTGCCTCATTCATCAACAATAAGGTAGAAAAACCATGATTAATAAACTAATCACAGCATTTTTAATTTGGCCCTTCGTAGCCTTAGTTATAGCGTATGCTTTTTAAGATACATGACCCGCACGATGAATGTTCTCATTGAGCGGGTTACTTACCTAAACTGTAGGAGAGAGAGATGAGAAAGCCGGAGAGCACAGACAAAATAGAAAAGTTACTATCATTCTATATGCGAAGTCCTGCCTTCGCTAAACTAAAAGGAGAAACTCAAAAGCAGTACGAGAGACATCTAACTAATGTTGGTAACACTAAAGTTTATGCAATTCTACTTAAAAACTACAGGATAGAAGACCTGAGAGCCAGTCATCTCACAAATGCCTATGAGCAATGGCTTAATACAGGAACTCGTACAGCAAACTATCGTAAGACCGCACTGAGTGCAGCATGGAAGTATGGATTGCGTAATGACATAATGATCCACGATCCTGTGCGTCTAATCAAGACAGAGACAACAGAGCCTCGCAAAGTTAAGTGGTCACGGGATCAAGTTAAAACATTCCTAGACACAGGCTATAGCCAAACGAAATGGCGTAACCTTACTCTAATTGTTCACATGGCATATGACTGGGGCCAACGCATAGGCGACATGAGAACTCTTACATGGGATAAATTAAACCTAGAAGAGTGTCGCTTAGATATTACACAATCGAAACGAGGCGCAGAGGTACACCTACCTATTAGCTCTGGCTTATGCCAGATGCTACAGAAACAGCATGAAGACTTTGGGTTCCAGGATTTTGTTGCTCCTAGAATAGAGCCTAGATGTGGCGTATATGTTGCTTACTCAGAGAAGAATATTTCTAGTATTCTCAATGATATACTACAAGAAGCTAACCTACCAAACCAACTAACAGCCATGGACTTACGCCGCACAGCAGTGACAGAAATGATGGAGGCTGGTGTTGACCTTGTTGGTATCATGCAGGTAACAGGACACAAGAGTATGAATAGCGTGAGGCCTTACATGGTCAACACATTCAGTGGTGCATCCAAGGCACTAGCAGCGAGAGGTAATGGCGATGACGAGAGTTAGATCCCCCGAGACAATAAACAGAGATAACATTAGGAAGAGAAAAAGATACGACTATGGTCAGGCTGTACTAAAGCGTTACAAAGTAAGGAAGGGTTGCGCTAAGTGTGGCTACAACAAAAGTGCACAGGCGTTACAGTTCAACCATATCAACCCAGAGGATAAATGTTTCCTTATAGCACAAAGGGCACATAATATGTACCTGAAAAGACACACTAAAGGTAAACAGATGCTAAGGTCAGAGATAGCTAAGTGTCAAGTGTTGTGTGCTAACTGTCACTGCATACTTACTTTTGAGGAAAAACACTTTGGTGTGAAGCGGAAGGGTAGGTAGATGAACATTCGTAAATATTTAGACAGCCTGGACTTAAGAGAGGATGAGAGCAGACGTATGAACTGCCCATCCTGCTATGCCAAGAACACATTCACGATCACTAAAGAGATGGGTCTAATCAAGTACAACTGTTACAAGCTAGACTGTAGCATTGGCGGGTATCATCACACTGACCTTACAGCAGCAGAGATAAAAATACTCATGGCTAAACAAGAGAAGCCTATGCAGATGGAGCCTGAGACTATGGAGATACCTGAGTATGTGGTACAGCCTACAGCAGAGCATGATAAGTTTCACAGGTTCACTAAACGCTGGGGTATCGTAGACAGACGCCTACTCTATGACGTTAAGGATGAACGTGTTGTATTCCCGATACACTACAAAGGGCGCATCATTGATGCTAATGGACGTGCAGTAGGCGAGAAGCTGCCTAAGTGGTATCGCTACACAGGTAAGGCAGACTACTACACAGTAGGGACGGGGCCAACACTTCTAGTCTTAGAGGATTGTGTCTCTGCCATGGTAGCATACCAAGAGTTTCCTAATGTAACAGCTATGGCAATACTTGGCACAGCCCTTACAGCCGCACACATGGATAAAATAAGCGAGTATGACGATGTTATCGTAGCACTAGATCCTGATGCAGCACACAAGACTTTGCAGTTTAGTAGAGAGATAGCACTATGGACAAATGCAAATAGTACAGCCTTCAGGCTTGACGATGACATCAAATATAGGCTAACTGATGACCTAGAACGATTAAAGGAATTACTATCATGAACGATCTAAAAGATTTTCTCAAAGAGATGGGCCTAGAGAGTGTCCACCCTAAGCCTAGCGCAGAGAAGCCTGACTATATGCAGCCAGGATATTATGTAGATCCACGAAACAAATACGGTGAGGTTCCATTCTGATGATTAAAGCAACATACATTGATCACATGGGTAATGACTTGACGGTAGCCAACGCTGCACGAGTGTCATTTGGTAAGACATCTCAGATGGAAGACGATCCTTGGGGGCCACCAAAGCTCAAGGCTAAGGATGATAAGCTCATCCGTTATCTAGCCAAGCATCGTCATATCAGTCCCTTTGGGCATTGCTTTGCAAGCTTCCATGTCAAGGCTCCAATCTTTGTGGCACGGCAGCTAGTCAAGCATAAGTTCTTGAGATGGAACGAAATATCTAGGCGCTATGTGGATGATGAGCCAGAGTTTTATGTACCTGACGTGTGGCGTGGGCGCAGTTCTGACAAGAAGCAAGGCTCTGATGGTGTCGTTGATGTAGGTGACTGGGGTGATACTAACTGGGCATGTCTAAAAGCCTACAACGATCTTCTTGAGCATGGTGTAGCACCTGAGATGGCACGTATGGTGCTACCACAGTCAACCATGACTGAGTGGTACTGGTCAGGTAGCCTAGATGCCTTTGCTGATATGTGTAACCTACGCTGCAAGCGTGACACACAGGCAGAGACACGAGAGGTAGCTGCCCAGATAGACCACAAGATGATTGAACTATTCCCTGTATCGTGGGATGCACTAACGGAGGATGAAGATGGCTAAACTGTATGACTTAGAGCCAATGATAATGGACTGCTGGCATGTATGCGATGACCTACAGATAGTCTTCAGACAGATCGGTGATGGTGAACGTGAGCCTACACATGATGAAATGATGAACACCTTGATGGGTATGCAGCAGCTATACCAGTGGAAGTTTGAGCAGTTGTTCAACAAGTATGAGGATGTACTCCGTGACAGACAATGAGTGGCCTTTAGAGGCAGACTTTAGTGACATAAGACCTATGACGCCAGAAGAACGTAAGGCTGCACAGGAACGTGACGAAAAGAACGGAGCTAAGAAGAATGATTCGTAGTGAATGGAAACGTTTGATGAAAGAGAACCAGGACTTTAAGGAGAGTGTATTGGCTGAGCATAATAGAATAGAACCGCCTGTTACGGCAGCGGATAATGTCAACAACCCAGCGCACTATGGTAAGGGTAGCATTGAGTGCATTGACTACATTGAAGACTTCCTCACCACAGAGGAATACATAGGCTACCTGCGTGGTAACATAGCTAAGTACCTACACCGCTGGCGTTACAAGAACAAGCAAGAGGATCTACTCAAGTCACAGTGGTACTTGGATCGTCTTATAAAGCTAAATGGAAAGGATAAGACATGATGCCTGTAGGTCAATTACGTTTGTTGCTCACCAAGGCAGGGCTTGAGTATGTCATCACCCGTGTGGAAGGTAACGTAGCTCACGTTAACATTCTTGTAGCGGAGCAGCCTGATGTACACAGTTGAGTTTGAATCAGACGCTGCTGTAATCACAACCCTAGACCAGGATGACATGCACGAGGATGTGGAAGTCATCTTAGGTGATGATGGTGATGTATATATCCGACAGTTTGAACCAGACATGGACTGTTACCAGATGATTATCATGAGCCATCAGCAACTCATTGATATTATAGCAGCATACAACAGTAAAGAAGGGGCTTTCTACATAACATTTGAGAGGCCACAAGTATGAATGAACTAGGACAAGGGTTTTTCGCTGGCGTATTCGCAATGTATGTGTTAGCCCTACCCTTAATATACCATATGGTAGAGCCAGAGGATGAGGAGATGGATAACTCTGGCCCTATCAAGTTTGCTTTCCTGTGGCCTTTGATTGCACTGGAAGTATTATACCGTATCTTTGTAGGAGAGAAAGACAATGATGGAACTGGCACTAATTAAGACGTTACTTAACCGTGACTTCTATGAACAACACAAAGGCATTCGCTGCCCTGATAAAATCTTCACTAAGGATGTACGCAAGATCAAGCAGGCACTAGATGCTGCCATGAGGACATATGATGGCGATCTAAACACATCAGACCTAGAGGCCTTGTTCTACTCACAGAACCAGACGATGACAACTGCCACTAAGACTGCCTATGAAGATCTCTTTCGCAAGATAAATAAAGAAGACACTATCAAAGAGGATATTGCTACAGACGTACTTGGCAGTATGTTTCAGCAGTATGTAGGCGAACAGGTAGCCAACCTAGGCTTTGACTTCGTTAACGGCACACAGACCAGCCTAGAGCCGCTCAGACGTATGCTTGAGAACTACAAGGATGACTTCACCCCCAACCTTCGTATTGAGTGGGAAGACATTAGTATCGACACACTACTCAAGGCAAACGATCTACAGACACAATGGAAGTTTAATATCCCTAGCCTACGCCGCAAGGTAGAGGGTGTCAGTGGTGGTCACTTACTGTTGGTAGGCGCACGTCCTAACACAGGTAAGACATCCTTCCATGCCTCTCTCATTGCTGGACCAGAGGGCTGGGCGCACCAAGGTGCTAAGTGTGTGGTGCTATGTAATGAGGAAGCATATGAGCGTGTAGGAGCACGTTACTTGAGCGCAGCCTCTAACATGTCCATGGATGAGGTTAAGGCTAACGTAGCCCTCGCTCGTAGCCGCTATGAACCTGTTAGGAAGAACATCCGCATCAAGGACAGCACCAACAAGGATATGCAGTGGGTTGAGTCTCTGGTCAAACAAGAGAAGCCAGACGTACTGATCCTGGACATGGGTGACAAGTTTGCTAGTAAGACAAGTGATAAGTCCGATGTGTACCTAAAAGATGCGGCTATCTATGCTCGTAACATCGCTAAGCAATACAACTGTTGTGTTGTATGGATGTCACAGCTGAGTGCTGTAGCAGAGGGCAAGGTATATGTAGACCAATCCATGATGGAAGGCAGTAAGACAGGTAAAGCAGCAGAGGCAGACCTTATGGTTCTGATCTCTAAGAACCCCATTGTTGAGGGTGCAGACGAGGAAGACACACAACGCCACTTGAATATAGCTAAGAATAAGCTTAAGGGTGGTTGGCACGGTGTAGTACACTGTGAGTTAGACGGGGCGAGATCACTATATCAAGCCTAGAGGAGAGAGAGATGAGACTTGTACTAGACGTTGAGAACACAACAAACAGGCGTAGGGATAAGCTACACCTAGACCCATATGAGGAGGGTAACTTCCTTGTGCAAGTCGGTATGCAGAACGCAGATAATCACGAAGAGTTACATATTGTAACATTAGATCACGTTGAGAAGAAAGACACTAGTGGTGCTGGGCGTAAGCTAATTCAACAAATCTTAGACATGACTACTCTTCTCATCATGCACAATGCGCAGCACGATCTGATGTGGCTATGGGAATGTGGCTTTAAGTATGACGGGCCTATCTATGACACCATGCTTGCAGAGTATATCCTACTGCGTGGTCAGAAAGATCCATTAAGCTTAGAGGCATGTGCAGAGAGACGCAACCTTAACGCTCAGAAGGATGACACCCTCAAGCGTTACTTTAAGGAAGGGTATAATACAAATGAGATTCCTCTCAGTGAGCTTTGCTTTTATCTTAGGTGCGATCTCGACACAACTCGTGAGTTGTTCCACAGCATTGAGGCAGACTACGGTGAACCCGATTCAGCCAGTCTACACACCGTTAGAGACGTTACCTTCAGAACCTGTCAAACCCTTACCCGAATGTACATGTCAGGAATCAGGGTGGATCGTACAGCCTTAGATGATGTACGCTTACAGTTTGAACGTGAGAAGGCAGACATTGAGGATCGACTACAGCATAAGGTGCGTGAGATCATGGGTGACACACCTATCAATCTCAAGTCACGGGAGCAGATGTCTCAGGTTGTATTCTCTCGCAGGATGAACAACAAGAAAGAGTGGGTGGAGCTGTTTGATTACGTGAACAACCCTAAAGAGTTTAAGCAGGCTGTAGAAGCTAACAGTACTATCATAAAACGTACAAAAGCTTTCACCTGTCCTACATGCACGGGTACAGGTAAGACGTACAAGACAAAGAAGGATGGCACTAAGTTTGCTAAACCTAACAAGTGCAGGGATTGTGACGCTCGTGGCTATGGCTTGAAGGAACTAAACCATATGGCAGGTCTAGGCTTTGGTGCACCTAGCAAGAAGTGGGTTAGTGCTGATGGGTTTAGCACAGGAAAGGATAACTTAGATGTACTTGTGGGAACTGCTAAAACGAACAACATGGATGCTGCTGTTGAGTTTCTTACTGACCTTAAGCGTCTTTCTGCTGTTAGTAGCTACCTCTCTAGTTTTGTGGAAGGTATCGACACCTTCACCAAATCAGACGGTTTCCTGCATGTGGGACTCACCCAACACATTACTGCAACAGGACGTTTTAGTGGAAGAAATCCCAACATGCAAAACATGCCAAGAGGCGGGACGTTTCCCGTAAAGAAAGTGTTTGTGTCACGCTGGGATGGCGGCTACATCTGTGAGGCTGACTTTGCTCAGCTTGAATTTAGAACGGCTGCATACCTGGCTCAGGATGAAGTTGCTATGGGAGAGATTGCTACAGGCTTTGACGTACACAGCTATACTGCACAGGTTATCTCTGATGCAGGACAGCCTACGTCACGTCAGGAAGCCAAGGCTCATACCTTCGCACCTCTCTTTGGGGCTACAGGTTATGGCAGATCTAAGGCAGAGGAAGCTTATTACATTCACTTCACGGAGAAGTATCAGGGTGTAGCTAACTGGCACAAGAACTTAGCTGATGAAGCTGTACGGTTTAACAAGATTACTAATGTGTCAGGGCGGCAGTACGCATTCCCTGATGTTAAGCGCAACTCTCGTGGTGGTGTATCGCACTTCACCATGATTAAGAACTACCCAGTGCAGGGCTTTGCTA